AAAAGCTCCTGCATCTCGGAATGATATTCTAGCGAAGCGTTTCGGTATTCCAATGGAGGGTTATACCTACTTCTTCACTTATGAAGAGACATTACCCCACCCAAGACGAAGTATGTGGGGGATGCCGTGTGCTGTCGGAGCGGACTTGTCGCAGGGCGATGACTTCTGTGCGTTCACCCTGTTGTTTCCTCTGGATAATGGTTCTTTTGGCGTAATAACTAGAAGCTACATTAGTTCGTCGACATTAAGAAAGCTCCCAGGCGCGATTCGTTCCAAATACGAAGAGTTTATGGGGGAAGGCAGCCTTCATGTCTTAGAAGGAACCAACCTTGACATGATGGAGGTCTATGACGATCTTGATGCGTTCATTTTAGCCAATGAGTACGACCCAAGGTGTCTGGGGTTTGACCCCTACAACGCTAAAGAATTTGTAGCGAGGTGGGAGGCCGAGAATGGACCTTACGGAATTGAAAAGGTTATTCAGGGTGCTAAGACGGAATCCGTTCCTCTTGGCGAGCTAAAGAACCTTAGTGAAGAACGAGCTCTAATCTTCGATCAAGCTTTGATGTCGTTTGCTATGGGTAACGCTGTTACTTTGGAAGATACAAACGGCAACCGTAAGTTATCTAAGACAAGAGCTGAAGAAAAGATTGACAATGTGTCTGCTCTTATGGATGCATATGTAGCCTATAAGGCCAATAAAGAGGCCTTTGAGTAACCTAACTTTCGAAAGGAAATGATATGAGTGTCACTCGTAGTCAGATCAAGATCGTCCCCGGCGGTACGCCCGACCCGAACCAGGTGTTCGGTGAGATGTCGTTCTATGACGAGGATGGTCAGCCTGTCACGGTGGTGACTGAGGAGGGTGGCCTTAGCGACGACCCGGTTGTTACCGGTTCTGCTATTGGCACGGTGGGTAAGACCACCTCTGCTCCTGAGCCTGCTGCCAACAGCCTTGTGTTCGTCAAGTTCACCAATGGTAACTCTGCGTCTTCGCCTACTCTGGCGTTTGATGGCGGCACTGCTCGAGCGATTCAGCTCGGTGGTACTGCTGTGACTGATGCTAAGCTGGCGGTTGCCGCCGGTGGTGTCGCTGTGTTCTTCTTTGATGGTACTATTCTCCATCAGGTTGGGGCTTACACCTAATAAGTGAGAGCTAGGTTGTTAAGATCGATGCGAATGGAGGAGGTGATATATTTTGGCTTTTGAAAAGATCAAGAGCGCTTTGAACGCGTTTCGAAATTACGAAAAACAGTACCCCGCATTAGCTAACGATCTTGGACCAAGCTCGTACGGCGTTAGGCCTGGCCCTAGGTTTGGCTTCACTAATGAGCGGTCTATTATCACATCTATCTACACCCGAATCGCTATTGACGTTGCTGGCGTGCATATGCGCCATGTTAAGGTCGATAAGGATGAACGGTATGTTGATGATGTTGATAGTAAGCTGAATCTTTGTTTGAATTTTGAGGCCAACCTGGATCAGGGCCCTCGGCATTTCAGGCAAGACATCGTTACCACGTTGATTGACCGTGGGGTCTGCGCCATTGTTCCTGTGGACACGAGTGTTGATGAAGATGGGAACGTCGAAATTTACACTCTTCGTGTCGGCGAGATCCTACAATGGTACGCCCATCATGTTAAGCTCAGCGTCTATAACGAAGCCAAGGGTATTCGAGAAGAGATCACGCTAGAGAAATCAAAGGTAGCCATCTTACAGAACCCTCTGTACGATGTAATGAACGGGCCAAACTCGACATTGCAGCGGTTGGCTACCAAGCTCAGCGTTCTGGACGACATAGATGAATCTGCTAGTCGTCTTGATATGATCATTCAGCTTCCTTACACCATTCGCTCTGAAGCCAAGAGAGAACAAGCTGAGTCCAGACGGAAAGACATTGAGTTCCAGCTGAAAGAAAGTCAGTACGGCATTGCTTATGCTGACGCAACTGAGAAGATTACTCAGCTTAATCGACCTGCAGAGAACCAGCTTATTGCGCAAGTGGATAGACTTACTTCCCTGTTATACGCTCAGCTTGGTCTGACTGACACCATCATGGATGGTACGGCGGACGAAGCGGCTATGCTGAACTACATTAACCGTACAGTAGAGCCAATGCTCGATGCAATCAAGGAAGCCATGACAAGGGCACTTCTTGGCCGCGTTCGGTATGACAGGGGCGAAAGGATCTTCTACTTCCGTGATCCCTTCAAGCTGGTTCCTCTTACTACATTTGCTGAGATTGCTGACAAGCTTTCTCGTAATGAGATTGTATCGCCGAATGAGATTCGGGGTTACATGGGCATCATTCCTTCTAAGGATCCTAAGGCGGATGCTTTAAACAACAGCAACATGCCTCAGCCGATTGATGAGTTAGGGAATCCAATTCCTCCGCCAACAGTCGTGCGTCCTACCGCAGAGGCGGTTCCCGTTGAGGAAGACTTAGAAGACGATGTGGATGACGATGATGTGGTCATGAGTGCTTTTGATGAAATTGAGAAAGCAATCGATGACACCTTCGCAGATTTCGATCTACCGGAGGAATAATGATCACGCCAGAAGACATCATTCTTGCTCATGCTAAACAGCCATACGATCCAGTAAAGCGTAGGGAGCGTTACCTTCGAACCCGTAAATTGAAAGGGCGAAGGCCAGCGCAGCAAAGGCCCGTCGTAAACAAAAGACCGCAGAAAGGAGCATTACCCCCGCGCACGCCAGGGGGCAGTACTGCGGAACAGCGCCGTAAAGCATTGGCGCAACGAAGGGCAGCGCAACGAAGAAAGGTCACGGCTCGTGTAGCCAAGTTAACCAAGAAGCTAATTAAACTTCGTGCTGAGCTGCAAGAGTTAGTCGAACTTGCTAAACTTCGTAGTGGTGTTGAGCCAACGGATGAACCCAAAGCATCAGGCACGACTAAGAAGGCCGAACCTGCCGGTTCTAAAAAGCAGACAAGTACTAAAAAGCAGACGGCAGCCGAAAAGAAAGAAGCCGCTGAGCGGTCTAAAGAGTACTACGAGAAGAACAAGAAGAAAGCACCTTCAGTAGACCAAAGGACCAAACAGCTTCAAGAGGACATTACCAGAACTGAGCAGAAGATTATGAGAGCTCGGCGGTACCTCAAAACTGCAGCTGCCAATGCTAGAAGAGATGTCGACACTAACAGACCGGCAGCAACTCGCCGCCAAACGTCTTAGAAAGGAACAGTCAAAATGGAAGCAAAGAAGCCAGACTTTACTGGTTACGCGACCAAAGTCGGGCTGGTTTGCACTGACGGACGAACCATCATGCCAGATGCTTTCAAGCATCAGGACGGGACTAAGGTTCCTCTCGTGTGGCAGCATTCACACGATGATCCTGAGAACGTTCTCGGGCATGTCATTCTCACCAACCGGGATGACGGGGTTCATGTTCGTGCTTACTTCAACAAGAGTAAGCGTGCAGCCGCCGCTAAGGAGGCTATCGAGCACGAAGACATCAACCAGATGTCGATTTGGGCTAACAAGCTTACCGAGCGGGCCAAGCAGGTTCTGCATGGGACTATCCGAGAGGTTAGTCTTGTGCTTGCTGGCGCCAACCCGGGCGCTTTAATTGATAACGTTACTATCGCTCACAGCGACGGTAGCGAGGATGTTCTCGAGGACACCATCATTGTCTACACCGGTGAGCTGATTCACACCGATGGCGGCGATGAGACCTCCGAGGATGAAGATGAGGGTACCGAGAATGATGAGACGGTTGAGCATGACTCTACTGTCACTGACGATACTCTCATCAAGGATGTGTATGATACCATGACCGAGGAGCAGCAGACGGTTCTGCATTATCTGCTTGCCGAGGGTATTGCCGCCGCTAAGGCGGGCACAATCGACGAAGACAATGATGACAACAAGGACGATTCGTCCGCCGAGCACACTGACATCGATACGAAAGAAGGAACTGAAATGAAGCACAACGTTTTCGAGGACGGCAGTGCCGGGGCCACTGGTCCGGTTCTCAGTCACGATGACATCAAGGCCATCGTTGCCGACGCCGAGCGCTCTGGGTCTCTGAAGCACGCTTTCGAGCGTTATGCTGCCGAGCACCTTGAGCACGGGGTGAACGACATCGATGTCCTGTTCCCGGATGCCAAGATGATTGGCACCGAGCCGGAGTTTCTCAGCCGACGGATGGAGTGGGTGAACGCGGTCCTGACCGCTACCCGCAAGAGCCCGTTTGCTCGGATCCGGACCCTGTCTGCCGACATCACCGAGGACGAGGCCCGTGCCAAGGGTTACGTCACCGGCGAGTTCAAGCGGGAGGAGTTCTTCTCGGTCACCAAGCGGGAGACCACCCCGCAGACGGTGTACAAGAAGCAGAAGCTCGATCGTGATGACATCATTGACATCACCGATCTGGACGTCGTCACCTGGCTCAAGGGTGAGATGCGAGTGATGCTGGACGAGGAGCTTGCTCGCGCTGCTCTGATTGGTGATGGTCGTGACATCGCTCACACCGACAAGATCAGCGAGACGCACATTCGTCCCGTGGCCAAGGATCACGAGCTGTTCACTTCCACGGTGAACGTGAACCTCAACGATGCTGGTTCCAACATTCAGGAGCTCATCGATGCGATCGTGACCAACCGTCGTCTGTACAAGGGTAGCGGTCAGCCCACCCTGTACACCTCGGAGTCGGTCATCTCGCAGATCGCTCTGATCAAGGACGGTGTCGGTCGTCGCCTGTACAAGACTCTTGACGAGTTTGCTGGTGAGATCCGGGTCAAGGAGATCGTCCCGGTCGAGGCCATGGACGATGAGCCCGACATCATCGCCATCATGGTGAACATGGCGGACTACAACTTCGGTACCGACCGAGGCGGCGAAGTCAACATGTTCGATGACTTCGACATCGACTACAACAACTACAAGTACCTGATCGAGACTCGTGTCTCGGGGGCGCTTGTTCGTCTGAAGTCGGCCATCGTGTTCAAGCAGTCGGCTGATGGTGATGTCGCTGTCACTCCTGACACGCCCACGTTCAACGTCACCACCGGTGTTCTGACGGTTCCGTCGGAGACGGGTGTGGTGTACAAGAACGCGGACACTGACGCCACGCTCAGCTCTGGTGCTCAGTCGGCCATCGCCAACGATGCTGTCATCCGTGTCGTCGCCGAGCCCGCCTCGGGCTACTACTTCCCGCCGACCGCGAAGACGAAGTGGAGCTTCCAGCGTAACTCCGCGTAACAGTAGAGGGAGTCAATTCTAATGGCTAGATACCATGGTATAGTTGGCTATGGCAATTCCGTTAAGACCGGAGTTGACATATTTGAAGACGAGATTATTGAGATTGAGTATTACGGTGATATGCGCAAGCAAGCCAGACGAATTGCCGATGGCGAAAGTGTTAGCGATGAACTCACTCTCAATCATACGATAAGCATCGTTGCCGATGAATACGCCAATAACCATTATCATGCCATTAAGTTTGCGGAGGTGGCGGGGACTGCTTGGACGGTTGATTCCGTCGAAGTTATCAGTCCCCGCCTCCTCCTGACTCTTGGCAAAGTGTACAACGGTCCACGAGCTTGATAGGGGGTACAATGGATGGGGTCTAGAGAAGACCTATCAGCAATCTTACACACCCTACTGGGTAGCGACAATGTATATTTTCAGCCACCTCCTACCCAAGAGATTAAGTACCCTTGTATAATCTACAAGTTGGACAAAATTCAAGCTAGACATGCCAACAACAGGTTGTACAAAAAGGTTAAAGCCTATCAAGTTACTGTGATTGATAGGGACCCAGACAGCGATATCCCGGATAGAATCCTAGAGATACCCAAGTCGAGGTTCGACCGATTTTACACAGCGGATAAGTTAAACCACTTCGTATACAACATTTTCTTCTAAGGAGAAAAACATGACGCCACTTACGTGGGATCAGGTCGGCCAGCGTTTCTTCGAAACCGGTGTTGACCACGGTGTCCTTTACCTTCCGGACGTTTCTGGTGCTTACACCAATGGTGTGGCTTGGAACGGTCTTACTGCTGTTACTGAGGCCCCTAGTGGCGCCGAGGCCAATGCGCAGTATGCGGACAACATGAAGTACCTCAACCTGTACTCTGCAGAGGAGTTCGGAGCGACCATCGAGGCGTTCACGTTCCCTGAGGAGTTCTATGAGTTTGATGGTATGAGCGTTCCTACTCCCGGCGTGGTTGTCGGGCAGCAGGTTCGAAAGACCTTCGGGTTCTCGTATCGGACCAAGCTCGGTAACGATGTTGAGGGCGATGAGTACGGCTACAAGCTGCATCTGATTTACGGCGCCAAGGCGTCTCCTTCGGAGAAGGCGTATGCCACTGTCAATGACACGCCTGAGGCCATGACTCTCAGCTGGGAGATTACGACCACTCCGGTCGATGTCCCTGGCCTGAAGCCGTCTGCTCAGCTGGTTATCAACTCGACCGAGGTTGATGCGGGCGACCTTGCGGACCTGGAGGACTTCCTCTACGGCACCGTGGGTACTGACCCCTCACTGCCTCCTCCGGGGGACATCATCACCCTCTTCTCGACGGGCGTGACTCTGGCGACCCCGACGAAGCCCACCAACGTGGGTAACATCATTACCATCCCGACAGTCACTGGTGTGGATTACTTCATCAATGGCGTCGCGGTTTCGGCTGGCGCTCAGCCCGCCATCACTGCCGATGTCATCGTGAGTGCGGCTCCGGAGTCCGGTTACCGCTTCCCTGCGGTCATCGACGACGACTGGCTGTTCACGTACACGCCGTAATTTGAAGACTAGGAGGCCAGAGAATGCTAAGAATTATTGTAGGCGATGAAGGATTCAATGACGAAACGAACGAGTTCGTCACTGTCGACCCAGTCGTTATTGAATTGGAGCATTCTCTGGTCTCTCTGTCAAAATGGGAGTCAAAATATGAAAAGCCATTCCTTGGTCGAGATGAAAAGACTAAGGAAGAAACATTTGACTACCTGAAGATGATGGTTCTCACTGAAGATCTTCCAGATTCTATATTTGAGAAGTTCTCACAAGAGAACATTCAAGAGATTAAAGAGTACATCGACTCAAAGCAGTCAGCAACTATATTT